TCAGGCCTTGACGCTGGTGCGGCCCACTGCACGCGCCAGTGCACGTGACAGATCGGCCGACAGGTACGGCTTGACCAACAGCAGGCCGGCCAACATCGGCGCTGGCAGCTGTTCGGCCAGCATCCCGGTGGCCAGCACGAAGGGAATGCCACGCGCCGAAAGCGCCGCGGCGACAGGCTCGCTGGTTTCGTTGCGGGCCAGCCGGTAGTCCAGCAGGGCCACGTCCGGGGCACTCTGTTCCAGCAGCCGCAGGGCTTCGGACACACTCGCTGCGAGCCCGACCACGGTCGCACCGGCATGCACCAGCTGCATCTGCAGCAGGGCCGCGCTCATCTCGTCGTTCTCGACCACCAGCACCCTCAGGTCCTGCAACACTGTCATCGGCTACCGCTCCTGGTGGCAATTGCACAGGGAGTATAGCCACCAAGGGGCCGATACCGACAGGAACCGGCCTGATAGGCCATCCCCCTAGGCATCTCCCGCCCACCTCGGTTACACTCGCACGCTGCCTGCCGGTGTGGCGGAATGGTATACGCAGCTGACTCAAAATCAGCCGGGGGTGACCCCATGAAGGTTCGAGTCCTTTCACCGGCACCAAAGACCCTTGCAGCATAAGGGCTTCAACGAAAATGGCGTAATGGAGTCGTGAATCTTCCGGCTCCGCCTTTTTTCTTAACTCCCCTCTCGCTACACGCCGCGCTGCATCTGCTGCAGCCCTGCCCTCACCCACGCCTTGCGCGCGTCCTTCGGGCGAGGCTTGGTCTCTGCCGGCGGCTTGCGCGGCTCCAGCGCTGCCTTGACCCGTTCGACCTCCTTCGCTCCGGCCTCAGCCAAGCGCCGAGCCTGTTGCTGCTGCTCGCGGGTCGGCGGCAGGCCGGGCAGTGGTGGCGGCGGCTGGATCGGCGTGCTGTCGGTAAGCCGGGCGACCGCCTCACGAAGGGGCAGATAGGGATAGAGCCTGGCTGCGCACCAGCGCTCTGCGTAGCGCTTCGCCTGCCGGACGTTGGCCGCTCGCGCTTCCTTGGTCTGCCACATCTTCTGGCCTTCCATCCACAGGCGCACCCCGGGGCCGCCGTCGAGCGTGACGTTAGCCGTCTCGCGCCCGTTGTACCAGAGCGCCCAGCGCTCACCGGTCTGGACCCAGCCAGAGGGAATCGGGGCAGTGCGGAAGCCGTGGGAGGAATACATGGCCGGAAGGATACGACCGGCCGTCGCAGATCCTGCGAACGGGCCGCCCACCTCCATGAACCGTTCGGGATCACATGCCGGCCACGGCCGGCAGCGCTACCCTCCGGCCATGTGCGGCCGATTCGTCCAGCTCCCCGTGATCGACTTCGGCCAGCCGGGGCTGGCTGACCTTGCCCCAGGCCTGGCCGAGATCCAGCCCAGCTACAACTTGGCGCCGACGCAGCGCGCTTCGGTGATCCTGGACCGCGGCGAAGGCCGGCAGGTCACCCGGCTGGCGTGGGGCCTGCTGCCGTTCTGGGCCAAGGCCAAGGGCCTGCAGGGCTCGACCATCAACGCCCGCATCGAGACGGTGGCCACCAAGCCGGCATTTCGCTCAGCGTTCAAGAAGCGCCGGTGCGTGATCCCCATGGCCGGCTACTACGAGTGGTCGGTGAGCCCCGAGGACGGGAAGAAGGATCCGTGGTTCATCCATGCCACCGGCCCGCTGCTGGCCGCCGGGCTCTGGGAAGACACCAGCCCGCTGCTGCCCGACGGCAACCTGGGCACCTTCACCATCATCACCGGCGACAGCAGCGGCGTATCGGCCGACATCCACGACCGCATGCCTGTCTGGCTTCAGGCCGGCCAGATCGATGAGTGGATGAGCGCCAGCCCCGACGACGCCATGGCAATGCTGCTGGCCAGCGAGCCGCCGGCCATGGAGGCCTACCGCGTCAGCCGCTCGGTCAACACGCCGCGGAACAACCGCGAGGATCTGCTCGAGCCAGTGGCCTGACATTCGGGCGCAGAAAACGCGAATGGTTCTCCGTTGTGATCGGGACAGGCCGACGCGCTACCCTCAGCCTTGTTCGCAGCACAACACAAGGAGAGAGTCATGCGCGTACTGCTCACGGCCGCTGTACTGACCGCAGCATCCATGTCCGCCCCCGCGCTCGCAGGCCTCGGCGCGGTGGACAATCCAACGTTCCTTTACGAAGAGGTCTCGACGCCCGGCGAATCCATGGATGCCTTCGTGGCGCGGATCAGCCCCAAGGCGATCGAGGTCACTGAGGCCCGCCGTGTATCCATCTGCGGCGCTATAGGACAGGCCGACGACCGGTTCAGCATCCGGCTCGGAACGAGCAACACCTGGAAGAGCTGCGACATTGACCTTTCGGACACCGTCGCCGGCTACGCCTCCACCGGCGTCACCTTCCACACAACCACCAGCGACGAGGGAAGCCAGCGGGGCTTCTCCGCAGAGAACTTCAAGCGCGCTCGCGGCTACGTGGCATTCGGAAAGTACGTTCGGTATCAAGAAGGTCGAACGAAGGACCGGCTGATCAGTAGCCCGTGATATCCAGCGCCAGTACCGCAAACACCCCGTTCGAGATGTAACCAATGTCCGGCGGGGTTCCTGGCGACGACTGCTGAACGAACACGGTCATGTCAGCTGAAGAAAACACCCCGTTCAAGATGCGCGCGCCCGGAATGTAGGTGTACTGGTCCACCTGCGCGGGCTGCGTCTCGGGGTTGTTGATCCACTGCCGAGACTGATTCATAGCCGCGCCGCAGAAGGCGATGGCGTAGGTTCGACTAGGGTCGAGTTGCCCGCCGCCTTGCCCATTGACGATTTGGCCGGCCACGCGCATCCAGTTCATTCCGCTGTCGAACACCAGGCGACCGTCGCTCTGCCGCCATACCTTCAACCCGCGCGTACTCGCGGCAATGTATGTGGGCAGCGTGAAGACAAACCAGTCAAAGGCTACTGGACCTCCCTGCGTTCGTATCAGGAAGGTGTACGTGTTGCCGCTGATGGACAATCCCAGAATTCCAATGTACTTCGAAGGGTCATGAGTCCGCAGTGCCAGCTGTGGGATGACCGCCGCAGGTAGCGTCACCGTCAGCGTGTACGTTCCATATGCGAGATCCGGGTTCGCCGAAGATGTCTCTCCACTTCCCCGCGAATAGAGCGACAGGTTCTCGTAGTTTTGATCGATCGTCAGCACGCTTCCGTTGTTGGTCCACACCTTTAGGCCAGTTGCCATTACCAGAGTCCGTAATGAAGCGTGCAGGGCGTCCTGACGTTGGTGGTGAAATCCCAGGACATACGAATGACCGTAGCACTGATATCGGTCAGCACCACGTTGGGAACGCCCCGCGTCGGTTGGTTTGAGTCATTTGACACGATGAAGAAGAAGGCTCGGTTTCCCTGTGAGGCGATATCGATGTAGCCGGCCTGGTTGCCCGTCTGCACTGCCCCAATCAATCGGGTTAGGCGCGTGGTCACATCGAACTTCACCGTGCCGTCGTTGTTCCACACCTTCAGCCCGGTAGCCATCAGATCCCATCTCCAAGTGCCACAAGAGGCTGGCCACTTGGGCTGCGAACGAAGATGTTCTGATCGTTGATCGAAAGCGCCCCTCCGCCAACCGGGCCGTTCATCGTCAAGCTACCATTCTTGTCCAACTTCCACCGCGGCTGACCACCAGCTCCGACCGCCGTCGATTGGATCACGTCACCGATCATCGCGTTCTGGATCCAGCCGGTGCCGATCAGCGCCTGGCTGATGAACGTCTGCCCGCCCTGGATCACGAACGGCGTGGTGACGTTGTTGTTGGCCAGGTTGATGACAGCAAAACGGTCAGCCTGGATCAGGACCTGGCTCTGGTAGCTGCCGTCTGGCTGCTGTTCGACACCGAGACCCATGCCGGCCATGTACACCTTGCCGCCGCTGCTCACCTGCGCACGCACCGTGTATGTGCTAGTGACCTTGCCGTTCAGGGTGACAACCGACTGGCTGACTTGCTGCACGGTCGCTTTCGTGTCGGCGAGGCTCGCATTGGTGGTGTCTACCCGACTTCCCAGCGCTGCATCGCCCGTGGCCCGCGCAGTGGCCTCCGACTGCACTGCCGCATTCGCCTGGCCCAGCCCGACCTCGACCTGATCGGTACGAATGGCCTGCGCTAGATCAGCATTCGCGAACACACTCTGGATCGTGACGGTGCCCGCGTACACGTCAACGCTACCAGCGCCCCAACTCGCGTCCCCTGCCCCTTTCGGAGATATCTGCGCGGTGATGCCGGAGATAGCCTGCCCCTGCGCCGTCACCTTCCCATCGATGGTGCCGATGTTCTGCGTGTTGATGTTGACCTGGCTCACCAGCGCGCCGTAGCCGGCCATGCCGGCACCCACGTCCTGCCAGTTGGACCCCGGTGGCTGCTGGTTTCCCGGCGTCGGGTTGGTCCAGCTGTAGGTTCTTCCGTCACGCACCACGGTCTGACCCTGGCTGTAGGTAGCGCCGGGGCTCCACAGCAGCGGCAGCAAAGGCTGCAGACTGGTGATCGAGTTGATTTTGCCCAGCAGGCTCTGGCCCAATGCGCTCTCACTGACCCTTCCAGCGAGATAGGCGTCGTAGTCACTCTGGTTGGTGCTGGACTCGCCCATGACACCGGCGCCGACCGGATACCACGGACCGATGTTGCCGCTGCGGTCCACCAGTCGGCCCCAGAAGTAGAAGCGGGCGCCGGCGGCCAAGCCGTCCAGCTGCAGGCGATCCTGCGGATAGGCGTAGTCGCCCAGCTTCACCGCGCTTTCCTGGTTGGGGCCGGTACTGCGCCAGATCTCGGTCCGCTGGGTATCGGTGGCGCCCTGTGGGAACCCCCATTTCAGCGCGATCGCGAATGGAAGCGAGGTGGCCGTCAGCGAGGTCAGCGCCGGCGGCGGCGTGGTTTTGCCCTCGATGTTCGTCAGCGGGCTCAGCGCTGGCTTTGACACCGCCCCCACGGCATTGATCGCCCGCACGCGCGCCAGGTACTGCCCGGCGTAGACGCCCGGGACATCAATGCTCTGCGTGGAAGAGCGGCCAGCCCGCACCCAGCCCAGGTCGCCGCGCTTCCACTCCACGTCGTAGGCGATTGCCTTCTCGGCCTGGTCCCACGCGATCGTCAGTACATGGGTGGCGATGCCCTGGTCGATCACCGAATGCGACGACAGGTGCACGTTGGCCGGCGGCGGCTGCACGCTGGGCGGGATGATGCTGATCGGAGGCTGCTCGATGCGCGTGCCGTCATCGATCGCCGCGAACTTGCCCGGAACGTGCTTCAGGCCCACCACGTCATAGGTGATGCCGTCCTCGCCGGTGATCGGCCGCTCGGTGATCGACATCACCCGGAACAGCTGCAGCGCCAGCTCGGGCGATTCCATAGCCCACACCGACTGATCCACGGGAACCGCCGACCAGGGCACCGTTACCCGCACCTCGTTGCCCGTGATGGACTGGACGGTACGGGTCTCGGTGATACCGCTGGGGAGCGTGGCGTGGATCGTCTGGCCGGCAGCACTGGCGTCCGGCACGCGGTCCAGCACCAGCGCATTGGCGGTGGCACTGCGGATACGGCCACCCATGCGGCGCCCGGCTCGGTCCGGGTCGGCCACACGCATGATGTCGCCCACCGTGACCCGCAGGGAATCCAGGCCAACCGCGAACGCGATCGTCTCCGTCTCCAGGTTTTCGCTGTAGAGGATGTGATTGCCCATGCGCTGGGCCTGGCTGCGACGGTCGCAGCCGAACGCGGTCACGCTGGTGCTGTTGATGCCGTAGCGGGCGATGCCTCTGCGCAACTGCACCGTCTCAGGCTTCTGCCGGCCGAAGTCGTCGGGATCGGTCCACGACACCTGGGCGACGGTGTGGCGCGCCTTGCGCCCGGTGCCCTCGTAGGTGAAGCGACCCTCCACCACGTTCGCCTGGTTGTAGGTGAACGTCGGATCCTTGGGCATGTCCGCCGAGGCGATCACCTGGCCGGCGGCGTAGAAGCTGATGCCCCGGAAGATGGACGCCATGTCCTGCAGGACCCGGAACGCGTCGGCCTCGGTCTGCAGGTACAGGCTGCAGGTGAACCGCGGCTCCATGCCACCCACGCCATCGCTCACCAGCTGGTCGCAGTAGCGCGCGATCGCGTACAGGTTCCACTTGTCGACGTAGGCCTGCGGGATCCGGTGGCCAAGGCCGAACCGGTCGTTGGTCACGATGTCGTAGAACACCCACGCCGGATTGTTGGTCCATGCCGACTTGAACGTGCCATCCCAAACGCCCGAATAGGTGTGGTTCAGCGGGTCATAGTTGGACGGCACCCGGATGATGCGGCCCCAGATCCGATAAGCGGTGCTCGGCTTGCCCTGGAACTGGCTGCCGTCCACCTGGATCGCAGCCAAGGCACAGTTCGGATAGCGCAGCTTGGCGTCGATCACCTCCGTGATCGAGGCGACGGTGGTCGTGTCGGCGATGGTCTGGCTGTCGGCGTTGGGTGTCAGCCGCCGAACGCGGGCCTGCCACTGACTGCCTGCTGGAAGATCGATGCGGTGGCTTCGCTGATACTCGGTGGTGGTCTTGCCCGTGAAGGCAGTGGTCAGCACCGTGTTGAACGGACCGTTGTCAGTCGACAGGTCGATGGCGTAATCGATGGTGTAGCCTTCGGCGTCACCGTTCTCGGTGTTGCGCTTCACCAGCTGCGGCACGGCCAGGCGCACGCGAATGGCTGACAAGCTGGATCCGGAGACAGCACGCGTCACGGGAGCGTTGCTGCGCAGCTCCACATTCACACCGATCTCGTTCTCCACCGAGGGGAATCCCGCGATGTGAGGCTGATCTTGCGTGCCTGACCGGGTCTCGACGCTGACGCCCTGGAAATTGAAGGTGCCGTCTGCGTTCTGGATCGGCACCTGGTCCAGGTAGATCGACTGGTTGCCGGCCACCAGGCCACGGATCTCGCCCTCGCTGATCAGGTCCAGCACGCGCGCGAAGGAACGCGATCGCAGGGTGTCAGGGCCTTCGACCGGCTCGCGCGACTTGCTCTGGCCCTTCTTGGCGCCAACCAGCTGCAGATGGCTGGGCTTGGCCGGGGTGAGTTCGTTGCGGATGGCGCCGACAATGGGGAGCTGGCGCATGACCGCCGCGCTTGGGTTGATCACGGTCACAGCTGGTCCTCTGCGTAGATGCCGCCGCTGATGATTGCCGAGCCCACCATCAGGCCCTTGGTGTCGTGGCCGCCGTAGGCCAACGGCACCGGGCCGCCAGCGGCCTGCGTGTTGACGGTGCCGTTCATGCTGTAGTTCGGGGTGTTCTCGGGCTTTTCCTTGCTGCCCAGGGTCTTCGGTGGCGGCGCCAGCATCTGCGACACACCGCCGAGCGTCAGGGCCATGCCGACGTTTGCTGCGGCGGACCACGCGGCAAGCGCGAAGCCGGTAGCGCCGATGCTCATGAAGGTGGCCACGCCCCACAGCACGCCGCCGACGATGGTCTGCAGCGCGCCGCTCTTGGCGCCCACCAGCACCGGGGCGATCTTGATCACCTCCTCGCCAGGCGGGTCGAGCAGCTGATCCTTTCCGACGTTCTCGCCGCCGACGAAAATCGCGAACCGGACGCCCTTTCCCTCGGCCTCAAGCAGGTACTGCTGGAATCCATCGAAAAGCACGCCGAGCGCGCGCACAGCCTCAGCAGCGTTTGCCACTGCCAGGCGGTGCTCGCGACCGAAGCGCTTGCCCAATGCTCCGTAAAGCCGGATCTTGCGCAGGCGGTCAGTCATGGAGTGCCTCGCGATGCCGCACGATGTAGCGCGTACGCTCCGCCCACATGCCGCCATAGACGGCCTTCTCCGAGAGCCGGCCGTACAGGTGATGCAGCATCAGGTCGTCGCCCAGGTAGACGCCGGCGTGGTTCGGCACGGGCGAACGAACCTGCATCAGGATCATGTCGCCGCGCTGGGGATCGCCGTCGATCAGCTCGAAGCCCTCGGCGCGCAGGCGGTCCAGGCTGTAGAGGTCCTGCCCATGGTCCCACCAGTTGTCGTCGCGATCGTACTGGCTGAGCGTGATGCCCAGCTCGCGGGCGTAGAAGTCCCGTACCAGGCTGTAGCAGTCGAGGATGCCATGGGCGAACTGGCGCCCCTCCAGCGGCGCCGAATACCCGCACGGCTCGATGGTCTGGATGTCGTGACAGGCAGGCGCCTCGCCCGCCACCTGGCCCACGCTGACGATGTGCCACGGCAGGCCACTGGCCTCGCACATGACCCGGTCAGCGTCAGAGGCGGCGGCGGCGGCGTTCGGGTGGCTGTGCACCACAGCGATCACATCGCCCCGATCCTCCGCCGCGGCATAGTCCTCCGCCGGCATGCGGAACTGGTCGGAAGGCTTGCCCGCGGTGTTGGCGCAGGGCACATAGGCCTCCCCGGCGGCGGTGGCCACGACCAGACCGCAGCACTCGCGCGGGTACTCGGCGATGGCATGCGCCTGGATGGCCTGAAGGGTGCTCTGTTCCATGGTTCGCTCACAAAAAAGCCCGCGCAAGGCGGGCTGTGGTTTGCTGTCGATGTCCTGCCGGGATCAGGTGCGGACCAGACCCGCTGCCGGGAAGCCGCCATAGGGCAGCTCGTTGTTCTCCCCGAACCGGCGTTTGCAGCTGCGGACCAGGCCGGCGCACACGTCCTGACCGGGGTCGCTCACCGGGTTGTCGTTGATGTCGAAGTACGCCGCGCCGGTGTAGCCGCAGTACGGCCCCCGGTAGCCGCCACGCAGCAGCCAGGTGCACACATTGGACATGATCTGGCGCCCCGGCAGCACCTCGCCATTGAGGTCGATGGCGGTGGCCAGTTCGAACTCCACGAATTCCTTGGTCTCGGCCACCTTGCGCTCAATGAACCAGATCTCGTCCGGGAAGAACTCCCCCGGGTCAGCGGTGGGGTTTCCCTCGGGGAAGTTCGCCGCATCCAGGTACTTAACCAGCGTCTGCCGGCGCACGATTCGCGCGCCCACCAGGTCGTCGTACAGCTGGCACATGACCCCGATCCGGCCATCGATGTTGCCTACCTTCATGTGTGGCGCTGGCTGCTGATCGCCAGTCTGGGCGAACCCGTTGGCTTCGATCGGCCAAGCTCCGTACTGCTGCCCTTGCCACCAGATGACGCCGGCCTGCAGGTGCTGGTGGAACCACAGCTGATCAGCGGCCAGCGCCCGGGCATCCAGCTCGAACAGCGTCACACGGCCACCCGGCTCAAGCTGTTGCACGTCGGCAGTAATCACGGCTCGGAGCCTCGCAGTTCCTCCAGCGCCGCGCGCAGTTCCGCTACCGCCGCGCGGAGTTCAGCCGCGTCCTGCTCGAGAACGCGAATTCGGCGGGACTTCTGCTGGTGCGCTCGGGTGTTAAGCGCAACTACCTGCGCCAGGTCGTAGCTCATTGGGACAAGACGCTGTTGCGTTTCGACCAGGTCGTTACCTTCCGAGTCCTCCCCTACCACCACCTCTACGGTCTCGTAGTGGGTTTCCTCACCGGCGGCATCAGGCCGGACATGCTTCAAGTTCTCTGCCAGCAGGCCCACATACACTCTGTTGCTATCAGAGTATTCCGGGCGAAGGCGATAGGTGACGACCGCAAGCCGATCCAGCTCTGCGTCTGCATCGCCTGCGTAGCCTTCGATGAAATCCTTCACATCGACAGAAGAAGTCGGATTGAATGATAGGGCCACCACAGTGCCATCGTAATTAATCTTCAACTTGTCCGACCAGTTTCCTCCACTGATGCGCTGAATGGTGTATCCGCCGTCAACTGTGTCGGAGATGTTCACCAGAATACGGTAGCCGACCTGACCGTTAGGGCTCAGGAACGAATTGAAAATCACGTTCTTCTGGGTGATCAGATCACCAGACAGGACACCACCGGTCTTCTGCAGAGCACCTGTAGCGAGCGGGTACAGCTCTGCGGTCATTGCATTGACCATGTTGAACGCTGTGGGTGCCGGAGTACCCATCGGCGGGGAGGTGTCGATAATCTGGCGTGCCATGAGATCTCCTTACGGCTGGAAGGTTTGTTCGAAGGTGGCGGCGAGCGTGTAGACGCCATTCCCATGCGGGGTCACGGTGTAGGTCTTGCACAGGTACAGACCCTGCACACCAAGGGGCGGTGTCCAGAGGAACGAGACAGCACCCTTTCTCGCCCGCAAGAAGGCCAGAGCCGGGCCGACCTTGGACTCGCGGCCGACGATCGAGATCGGCCACTGCTGGCTCTCGTTGTTGAGGCCGTCCGCAGAGGTCTGCCGGTAGCCGTCACCGAACCGAGCCTCCTTCGCCAGGAAATCGCCTGCTCCGGTGATCTCGGTGCGTACGCACCACGTGAATACCTCAGCCATCAGCGGGTCCCCTGCCGGTTGAACAGGCCGCCGGGCCGCATGTTGTCCACTGCCCACCGGTTCATCATCTGGGTGAGTGATTGCTGCAGCTGCTGCCCTTGTGCACCTGAACCCTGCTGGGTGGTGCTGGTGCCATCCGATGTGATGTTCAGCGTGGTGTTGAAGACGTTGCCCGAAGCGCCACCGCCGACTGCTGATGAAGACGGAAGCCCGGCCGTGATCGGACGTACAGAGCCAGCATCACCAGGTATCAGGTAGGTCTTCCCGCCCTGATCAAACAGCTCCGGGCGGCCACCCTCGCCCACTCGGTACATGCTGCCGGCCGCCACAGGGCCGCCGCCCGCGCGGCCGCCCGAGCTACCGCCGATCGCCCGGCCGATTGCATTGATCCAGCTGGATCCGCCGCCCGAGTATCCGTTGGCCCAGCCACCGACCAGTTCGAAGATCTTGGATGCAGCCACCTGCGCGGCCATCTTCTGCAACGTCTTGGCGAAGTTGGAAGCCATGCCGCCAAGACCTTCTGAGAAAGGATCGAAGAGGAAGTCGGCGAAGGCGTCCTGCATGTTGCGCGCCGCCTGATCTGCGTAGGCAGTCCACTGATTGAATCTGTCCGCGACCACCGAGCTTGAGTCGTCATCTATCCCGAACATGCCATCGAACGCATCGGCGAACTTCTGGGCGCTCTCGGCCATGATCGAGTCCGCCTCGTCGATGTTGCCGAGCATGTCCAGCAGCGAAGCGCTGGAGCGCAGCGCAGCTTGCGCAGCTGCGTCGATGCCCTTCAGACCACCAGACTGGATCTCGTAGTTGACCCGGCTCAGTTCCGAACTGCCACCGAACAGCGCGATCTGCCGCTCCAGCTGGCCATTTGCTGACCGATAGGAGTCCTGCAGCTTCTTGGACGCCTTTTCCTGTTCCGAAGCTGCGGATTTTGCCTTCTTGTCGGACTTTTCTCGCAACTCTTTCAGCTTGGCTTCCCACTCAGCCGCACGCTTACGCTGCTCGGTCTGATCCTTGGTAGCTTGGATCTCATCGGCTGTTGCCCGGGTTCGCCGGCCGCGGGGACCACTCCTTGCACCATCGGGAATTCCGGATCCCCCTCCCTGCATCGCGGCCCAGCCTTTATCTGCATAGGCGGTCCCCGTCATGTAGTCGCTCAGAAAGGCATCAATGCCCCCGCCCTGCGACCCGAACAAACCGCTGTACTGACCGGTCACCAGCTTGACGACAGCGTTCCCTTGCTTCTCGACCCCCACCAGGCCACCGCGCAGCCGGTCCAGCCAGTCCTCAACCACCCCGAAGATCTCAGCGGCCTTGCCAATCTCACGGAACGCCGTGGCGATCCCGTGAGCAACATCGCGGACGCCACCGCCCTCCTTCGCGACATCCACCAGCTTCGTTGTCAAGTCAGTGAGCGTGGGCAACAGCTCGCTGGCCAGCTGGGTGAACCAGCCCTGGGTTGCCGCGCGGAGGTCGTCCAGACGGTCATTGAACTCGGCCGCCGCCCCAGCGGTGTCAGAGTCAATGACGATGCCCAACGTGCGCGCCCGTTCCTCCATGGTCCGCATGCCGTCGGCACCAAGACTGAGGAACTCCAGGAATTCCGAGCCCGACTTGCCGAACAGCTGCATCGCCAGCGCGGTCTTCGTGGTCTCGTTGCTGATACCAGCGAACCGATTCTGCACCTCGGGAAGCAGGTCCTCGAAGCTTCGAAGGTTCCCGGCCTGGTCCTTGACGGAGATCCCAAGCGCCTTGAAGGTCTTGTCCGCGTCGCTGCCGGCCTTCGATGCATCAGCGATGTTCTTGCTGAACTTGGGAATGATGCCAACCAGCCCTTCCAGGTCCGAGCCAGTCATCTTGGCGGCGTAGCCCCACCCCGACAGCGTCTCTGTCGAGATACTGAACCTGGCCGACAACTCGTCGATGCGATCGGCAGCATTGATCGCATTGCTCAGGCCTGTGATCGCTGCGTCCACGCTCGCGAATGCAGCGATGGCTCCGCCGATCACGCTGCCGATGGCAGTGAATCCGGCCACGATGCCCTTGCTTACGCCGGCCGCGGTCCGCTCCATCGACTTCATGGACTTCTCGGCCCGCTGGGTGTCCGTCACGAACGACCCAGTTTTCATCAGCAGGTCGATGACGATGGAGCCGGCAGTTGCCATGCGATCAGCCTCTCGGGGGTTTCAGGCCGAATGCTGCGAGGGTTCGCAGGTCGGCATCGGGGAACTCATGGGCAACCGGAGTCGGCTGCAGGAAGTCGAGGTTCTTCTGGATCGACCCGCCAAAGCTGGCGCCGACAAGCGCGGCTGGGCGGTGGTAGCGATGCAGATCGTCGAAGGGGTACAGCTGATAGAACGCCAGCCATCGCTGGAATTCAGGCTCGGGCAGATCGTCGATCTCCCCCAGCGTTTTGCCGAGCGCGAGGCCTAGGATGCAGCTGAAGTACTCGCGTCCACGCTCGGCGAGGACTTTTTTGCGTCGTCACCGATACCGGCCACAGCCATGACGTGGGGAAACAGGTCGGTCAGGCCGTTTGCCGTCAGGTTCTGCGACTCGGTCTCGCTCAGCACCAGCTTCCCGTCGGCGTCGCACAGGCTGGCAGCCACCAGGCGCTGCATTGCAAAGCAGGTTTCGTCTTCGGTGCCGGAAGCCTCCGCTGCGCGCCAGCGGCGCATCTGGCCGGCGCTGACCTGGCGGAAGTGCACGGTCTCAGTGGTTCCGTCGCTGAACTTCACCTCGCGCGCGACGGGGGCATTGCTCGTCAGGATCTTGCTCTTGTCCATCAGCCGTTCTCAGTAGGTGGGGGCCGGATACGCGACGGCTGGGCGCGCAGAGCCGGACACCCCAAAAATAAATGCGTGAGCCGTCAGGCCGAGTAAGGCCCGTTCCAGTGCGGGGTGACGCTACCGCTGCGCTGGATGGTCAGGGTTCCGCGCACGATCTCGTTGGTGGCGATGTCGATGTTCAGGTCCGACACGTAGCCGCGGAAGCCGATCGACGTGCGCAGGGGCGATGCCGGCGGGACCAGCACATCGCTGGTGCCGAGGGTTGGTGCGGCGACGCCGTCGCTCAGGCCGATCAGCCAGTCAATCACCTCCCGCGATTCCTTCAGATCGAACAGGATCTGGTGCGACTGACTGCGCGGGATGAAGTTGAACGGCACGCTTACTTGTCCGGGATTGCCCAGACCGCCCTCGTACTCCTTGTCACCGACCGTGCTGAGGCAGGTGGATTCGATCTGGTCGGCAGCGCCGCCCAGGCCGGTGATGCCAGTCGGGCACTCGAACTTCAGGACCGAGGCGGTGCTGGAACTCAGCTTGTCCACGGTGAAGAGCTCGGACCCCTGGGTTTTGATGACGCCATCGGTCATTGCAAAGTCCTCTGGTCAAAGAAAAACCGCCCTGCGGCGGCTGTTGGGGTGATGCCAGCGGCTCAGCGCTGGTCGATGAAGTCGGCCTCCATGCCGACGCGGCAAAGTCCCGTGTCAGGGTCGCGGTTATTGACCACCAGTCGATTGCAGATCAGGCCCGCATCCAGCGCAGCCCTCACGGCAGTTGCCAGCGCCTCCACTTGACCGTCGGCGTTCTCGCCACCGCAGTAGCAGTCAATCTGCACGGTTGTGAAGTCACCGGCTGGCGCGCTGCTGAGATTGTCGAAGGGCTGACCAGAAATGATCTGCCAAGTGATGTAGGGCCGCTGCTCGGTCTGTTTGACGAACCCGTGCCGGCCGATTCGCTCACCGACGATCGCCGCGACAGCCGGCGTATGTATGGTCCGGAACACCTTCGGGAACATCAGCGGCCTCCCCGGTTCTGCTGGGCCAGCTTCGCCACCAGGCGATCAATCCGCACAGTCAGGTCTCCGACCACAAGGTTGATCGCTTCCTCGCCACGCTCGTTTACCGTTCGACGGATGAAGGAGCGCGCCGGCTGGTGCACGGACCCGTACTCCTTCAGCTGTGCCGACTTCAGTGTGCTGACCTGCTCACCCTTGCGGCCCGGATACATCCTCCGCTTGATCCGGACCAGGTAGCGCTCGCCGTTGCCGTCACTGGGCGCCTTACCGCGCGTGGCGATGATGTTCTGCGCCAGCAGACCGGTGGACTCATCGCCCGGTTCGAGCACCGCCTGCAGGTTCTGGCGCTCCTTGTCGCGCAGGAAGCGAGCCCCTTTTGCCAGCGCCAGCTTCACCGGCCCACCCTTCTTGCTCACAACCTCTGCCGGCAGGCTGCTCAGCGTCCGGATGATCCCGGAGATTCCGGTGATGTTGAACTCGACCTTCATGTCGACTACTGCCCGTCGTTGACGCCGGCCGAAACCGGGATCGTGATGTACTCCAGCCCAGACGCCTTGTCGGGCAGCAGGCCTGCAATGTTGAAGATCTCGCCGCGGTGGATCAGGCGCATCGACGGCAACAGTCCATTGCGGTGACGCATGGTGATGCGCGCCGTCACAGCCGACTGGGTCTGACCGGACTGGATGAACTCGCGGGCGGACAGCGGCTCGACAGATGCCCATACGGTGGCCACGTCGACCCACGCCGTCTGCTCGACACCATCATCGTCCCTGGTGGTCACCTGCTGCTGGATCAGGACGCGGTGGCGGAGCGTGCCGCTGGCTACGTTGCTCATCACGCCACCGTCGTGCAGCGAAGCGGCGCCAGCTGCGCCGTAGCGGCCCTGGACAGCACGTAGCCGTGCCCAGCATCGCTCGGCACCATGTTGTCGCCCTCGCCTTCCCGGAAGCGGTACTGCGAAGCCAGCTCCAAAAGGGTGGCGGCGATCACGGCGGGTTGCAGGATCGGCTCCCCGCTGCTGTCCTTGGCCGGCAAAGGCCGACCAGCACTGTCGCGCACCAGCTGACCATCCGCATCACGCTCCAGCACGTACAGGCGCCACTCCTGCTTCAACCAGGCGGCGACCGAGGCGGACACTGCCGGGATCCAGATCTCCAGCCAGCGGTCATCGGCGTCGCTGTCGATGCGCATCTGCTCGCGGGCATCGGCCTTGGTGACGAACTCAAGCATGACTGCCACCCAGCTTCACCGGCTCGGCCGGAACCCTGATGCTCTTGCCGTCCTTGCCGTCCCTGCCCTTGCGAGCACCGAGGATCCAGTCCTGGTCGTTCTCCAGACAGGGCTTGGACGCGTTGCTGCGCTTGGCAATCCAGAGGGCGCCGTCATGGGTGGTCGATTCGCCAGCCTTCACGCCCATCCCCTCGCGCCAGAAGCCGCGGTGCACCATGTAGGGCAGCACGAACTCCTTGCGGCGGTCGCCGGCGCCCAGGGTGATGACGAACCCACGCTCGGCGTCGTACTCACCAGCGGCGGTATCGAAGCTGAGCCCGTCCTGGCCATCGTCACCGACGACCTTGCCCAGCCTGATGGCTTCGCCCTTGGTGGTGGTGATCACCAGCTCCCCAGCGCGATCGATCATCGCCCCGGCCAGGCCAACGCCATCGGCACCATCGGAACCAGCCATTGGCGGATTCTCGGCCAGGTGCTTGGCCACCGCCGCAGCGATCTGCTGCTCGGTGACGGGCTCCGCGTCCTGGCCATCCTTCGGCACCGGCAGCGCATCGACAGCGGCCTTCACTGTGGCCTCGACCACCGCAGGGTCGGCATCGCGGCCATGGTGGACCGGGTTGGCTTCGAAGTGCTTGGAGACGGCATCGGCCGTGGCCACGTCCACCAGCGTCAGCAGGCGCGGCGACTCCAGCAGCTTCGCCACCACAAGATCCGCCAGCGCGTCCACGTCCACCGGCTCGGCATCCTGGCCGGGATCGCCCTTCTCCGGAGCCCGCTCGCGCAGCTCTTCCAGCTCGCGCTTCACCGGCGCGATCGCCTCACGGATCAGGCTGCCGATCTCAGTGCCGAAGTCGATGGGGTCAGTCATTGCGGAATACCTCGGCGCGAGCGGCGTGAAGGGCCTTCATCATGAAAATCTCCTGCTGCAGCGCGCGCAGTTCGTCGCTGTCGTCAGCCGGCGGGTCGTCATTCTCAGTGGGCGTCGCATCCGCTTCGGCAGGCTCGGCGTTGATCTTGTTCTGCCATACCTGGTCGAGCGGGTAGTCCTGCTGCTGCATGTAGACGGTGTCGCCACCCTCCAGCGGCGGAAGGTTGAACGCAAGTCGGGCTTCGTTCGGCGTCTCGATGCCGCCACCGGTCAGCTTGGTGTGCACCTCCGCCTGCTTCCCCGCGTCCATCCGCAGCAGCGGCTCCAGATCCAGTTCCACGCCCATAGGCCTGGAGATGCCAAGGCCCTCGTCCAGCAGCTCTTCGATTCCCTCGATGTGCGCCTGCAGCGCGTCTGAGTGGTACAGCTGGTTTATGTCGTCGACCTTCATACCCGCAGGGATCGAGCCGATGCCGATCTTGAAGGGCGGGATGCCGAATGGCTGACAGATCTGCTCGTCCGAATAGCGCATCTGTTCGACCAACTGGTTGTCGGCCGACTTGAACGCAAACGGGGTGAACTTCATGTCCGCGCCGACCACGGCGACCTTGCCCGCGTTGGACCCCTGGAAGCTGCTGTTCCAATAGTCCTTCACAGCCTGAGCGTCCTCGTCGGACATGCCCGCCGGCGCCGTCAGGATGCCGCCAGGGTTGGCGCCGTTGGAGAAGAAAGTGGTCGAGTCCTTCAGAATCTTCAGGTTCTTCACGGCCGGCCAGTGGGCCGCGCACAGAGGCGGCACGCCGATCAGCTGGTGATGGAAGCAGTTCATCCGATCGTGGATGATCTCGCTGGCCGGAACGATCAGCTGACTGCCCGGGTAGTTCTCCGGCAGCAGGTTCGATCCAGTGCTGTAGTTGAGTTGGTAGAAGACCTCGCCGCTATCGGATACCAGCGGCTGCACGCTGAACGGATCCAGCACCCACAGACGGTTGACCACACGACGCTCATCGCGGCCTTTCAGCACGTAGGTGTTGCCCTGGATCAATTTCGAAAGCATCCAGGCGGCGCGGAACTGCTGCGCGATCTGGTAGTTGTTCGGCTTGCGCAGCACGGGCCAGTAGGCGGTGTTGTTCTTCTCGACCCGCCAGATCCCGTTCGCGTCCTCTGACTTCAGCACGAACGGCAGCTTGCCGATGTCGGAAGAGATGCGGTTGAGACAGGCGTAGAGCGTGGGGTAGCAGAGCACCGTCCCGTGCTCTTCCTCCATGTCCCTCTGCCACGCACCAGCGAACGGCTCTCGGATCAGCGCTCGCCAGCCGCCGCGCTTCGGGACTGGAGTCAGTGCCTTCTTCGCCAGCGTAACTTCCATCCCGAAAATGCGCATGTCAGTCCTGTGCCTTCATGTCCCGGCGGTTGTAACGGCGGCCAGCCTTCGGTTCCTGCGCGGTCCCATCGTCCGCTGCCGTTTCGGCGGCGGTCGCAGGAGGCTCAGCGCCAGGCGCGCCCGGAGTGCTGCTCGGGGCCTTCACCTTCGGCAGCTTTGCCACCCCATTCCGGACCAGACGCTCGGCGTGGAAGGAAGGAACTTCGACTGCCTCCCCGCGGTAGATGACGGTTGTTTTCATTGATAGATCTCCTGAAATCGGGGAGGGCCCAGCGGCCCTCCCCGGATCCGATCAGTTGCCCCGGTTTCCGATCAGTTGCCCCAGTTCACACCCGACAGGACCGCGACCGCAGTCTGGCGCCGGCGCGACCAGTTGATGAAACGGTGTGCGCGGATCGCCGTGCTGTCGGTCTGGAACATCGAGACCAGCTGGGCCGGCGTGGCCGGGTCGCTGGCGTTCGTCGGGTTGTCCATCATCTGAATGGACGCTTCGGTGCTGAAGTCGACCGTTGCCTGCCCGTCATCGGACAGGTAGATGTTGTTGGCATCCACCAGCACGACGTAGCTACCGTTCGAATCTGCCGGAACGTAGTTCGACACGATCACCGGCACTCCATCGATCGAACCACCCTGCGGGGTCAGGTCGGGGAACTCCTTCTGGCCCAGCTGGTTGACCAGGGACGACGCCGCACGCGCGGTGGAGGCGCGCATGATGTATACCGGCGTGGTGAACACGTGGTTTGCCTCATCGGAGGCTGCCCACAGCGCGTTCAGGTCAGCACGGATATCCGCAGCCGTGTTGCCCGACGACGGGATCGCGGTAACGCCGTTGGTGATCGATGCAGGAGCGACGTTCGCCACGCCTGCGAAGGCCGGATCGATGAAGTCGGTGTCCATGCGCTCGACCAGCGCGTCGACCAACATGTCGCGAAACAGGGTTTCCGCCGCCGGATCGCTGAAGCGAATCAGCTCGTCGGTCGCCACCGTGATGCCAGCGACCTTGAACCAGCCGTGGTAGACGTCATTGAAGCCGAACGCGGTCACGGGCTTCGGCTTGCCCTGGCCCACCCAGTAGCCGGTGCCGCCCGAGGTCGCGCCGCGGATGTGCACGTTGAACGGAATGCGGCGCAGCGACGGGATGCCGCCCTGGCCGAAGCGGCCGACGATAGTCCGGGGGCGCAGGAACTCCACGAAGTCTGCGGTGTACTGGTTGTAGGCCACCAGTGGCGCCGCCCAGGTGGCGTCAGTCGTGGTGGCAGCGTCCACGGCGGCCTTGGTGACATTCGCCTGGAGGATGGACTCCATCTTCTGCGAGCCGCAGAAGGCAAGTGCTTTGGCAATCGCGCTCTCTGCGCCGAAACGCTCCTTGGCGATGTACGACGCTTCACGCATGTTGCCGCGCGCCGAGAAGACGCACATGGCGTGGCGGGCAAACATGATGCCCGGCTCCAGCCGCTCTGCCGATCGGACCTGGACTGCGCCTCGCTGGTGGGTCACCGCGCCGGCCTGACGGCCTGCATCGTCGGCGGCGATCGGTGCAACCGGGGCCGCCGAGCGCGCCTGAATCACCAGCAGGTCCTCGAAGCGCTCGATGTCGCCATCCAGGGTCTTGATCTGATCCTTGATCGAGTCGAACTCTTCCTGCTCACCGGTGTTCATGGACCTGCCTTCACCCATCGACTTCTCGACGACGGTGTTCAGCTTCTTCTCCAGCTCGACGCGGGTGGCGCGGAGCTTCTCCAGCTGTTCTGCGATGTTCATTTTTGGGGTCTCTTTCGTAGGCGCAGCCGTTCGGCCCGGGTTCCACGCCGGGCAGTGCCTGCAGATCATGGGAAGCGGGTTCCACCCCGCAGGGCCATGCGGCCCAGTGCTTCAGTGCAGCAACTTCACCGCGCCGTCGGCCGGTCGCTCGACCTTGGCCGCCTGGCGCTGGATAAGGGGGACGCCATAGTTCACCGGGCGCCGGGCGCCGGTATCCATGGCCTTGATGGTCTGGATGGTCGCCGCGGCATTGGCCGGGATGGTGACCAGGGACAGCTCGAAGATCTCGGTCTCGGTGAACCGGATGCCGCCGCCTTCCATGTAGCTGTACTCCAGCGCGCGGAAGCCGATCGACACGCCGCGCACCAGCTTCTCCTTCACCGACTGCCAGGCCAGATCACAAAGGTCCTTCAAGGCGCCAGCAGTGGCGATCTTCGCCACGCTCGCCGTGAACGGGATGCCCTTCGCGGTCGGCTTGCCGAACTTCACGATGCCCACCGGGCTGTCGTGGCGGTGCTGCCACAGCAGCGGAAGCTCGGCCGCGAACTTTGCTCCCAGTGGCTCGACGACGTCGCCGTAGCGATCCGGCTCCGGCGTGGTCGCCCAGCCGGTGATGATCTGCTGGTCGTCGTCGTAGGACTTGACCTCCAACACGCTGTAGGCGCGATTCTCGGCGTTCATTCAGTTCCACCCAGGGTCATGAGGACGAGTTTCTTGTTGCTCTTCTCTTCGGCCACCGGAATGCTGATGCCAATGGCCATCAGCAGCGCGGTGATGTCGTCGATCTTGTCGGCGGACCGGCGCTTGTCCGGTGCCATGTTCAGGTTCACGTCTTTGCGAGCGACCAAGTTGGCCGCGCACCAGGCCAGAACAGGGTCGCCGTCGTGCACCAGCCGCTTGCCGATGTAGGCGCGCTCCAGCTCGACCATCGCGGGGTGGTAGGACTTCGTTCCCTGGATGAACTCAACCAGCGGAACCTCTGCCGCCACCAGCCGGCTGACCATCTCGGTCGCGTTCCAGCGGTCGAACGCCAGGGACTGCAGGTTGAATCGCTCGTGGACATCCAGGATGGCCTGCTCAATCACCGCGTAGTCGGTGACCTCGCCCTCGGTCTGCTCCAGCAGCCCGGCCGCTACCCAGCCCGCATACGGGACAGTGCCGCGCTCGGTGCGCTGCGCCACTGCCGATTCCGGCACCCAGCGGCGTCCCCAGGTGATGATCTTGTCGTCCAAGCGCCAGACCAGCCGCAGCGAGGCAAGGTCGCGAGTGCTGGCCAGATCCAGCCCACCCCAGCAGGGGACGCCCTTCAGCGCGTCCAGATCGACAACGCCATGGCAGGCGTTCCACTTCGGAAGAAGGATGAAGCCGTTTGCCGCTGCGGCGGGCCGGTTCAGCCGCTTGATCTGGAACTCAGCGAGCTTCGAAGGCATCGCCTTCGCCTCGATCGACTCCTTCCTGATTGCCGCCAGCAGATGGGGGTTCACGTCCATCAACGGGTTGGCCTTGTGCCAGGCCTTCTCGTCGAAGTCCCCGTCCTCCTTGTCCACAGCGAAGAAGATGGCCAAGAAGTGGTCTGCGGCGTCGCCGAACACCCCTTCCAGCAGCTGCGTGGCGAACTGCCGAATCTCTGACCATGGACCAGGATTCGCGTACCCCTCTGTGGTCGTGAACAACCACAGAGGATTCCGGCGCGCACCGGCCGCCGACTGCAACACGTTCAGCAGATCGGGGGTCTTGTGCGCATGGATCTCGTCGAGACCGACGTGGGACGGGTTAAGGCCGTCCTGCGTCGATGCCTTCGCGTTGATCGGTTTGAACGTCGCGCCGGTCTCGACCCGGCTGATCGCATTGGCCCAGCACTCCAGCCCGTAGGCCTCCCGCAGATCGGCCTTCTTCTCGGCCATCCGCTTGGCCACGTTGAAGATGATGCGCGCCTGGCTGCCAGTGGTAGCCGCGGAAATGACCTGCGCACCCTCTTCCTCTTCACAGCATTCGCAGTAAAGCAAGATGGCGGCCGACAGCGTCGACTTCGCGTTCTTGCGCGCGACCGCGAAGAGCGCGGACGTGAAGCGGCGGGTTCCATCGGGCTTGCGGAACCCGAACAGCTGAACCACGAACCAGACGTGCGACGGGTGAAGCCGGATCTCCGGCGTCTCCCACTTGCCTTCCACGTGCGGGAGCAGTTCGATCCAGCTGCAGGCGTGATTGGCGTGATCGCGCGAGAAGGAGAACGGCGACCCCTTCTTCTTTGCGCGCTTCAGATCGTCCAGGAAACGTTTCGCTGCCAGCTTGATCAGCCGGCCGAACCTCCCTCCTCTATCTGCCGCAGCCGCCTTCGCATACCCGATCGCGACATCGACGTAGTCATTTTCCGGCGGCGCGGGGCTTTCCGAGCGCGGCGAACGCGTTGCTCGGCTTTTCCGTGTCGCCATTCGGTTTCACCTTTCCCTGCGCCACTGGCGTCAGGCCGAAGTCGTTCATCAGTCCACGCAGCTGGGCAACCATCGATGCAACCGGTGCCTCGCCTGCGGCGTACAGCTGGACGGTCTTTCCATGAAGAGCGCAGAGCTGGCCGAGCGCTGACAGGCCGGCCTCGGTCAGGAGCTTGTTTGCGTGGAGGATCGGGGCTAAGCGCTCCCATTCCTTACGTGCGTGTGCGTTGGGCATCCAGTCCGGTGCCGGTGGCACATCGGACACCAGGGGTAGCTCGGCGGCGGCAGGTGCTTCGCGGTCAGGCCGGTCGGTGCCGGCCACCACCTTGAGCGCTGTCGGCTTGCGGGGGCGGGACATAGACGGGCCTCAAAAACTGAATTTTCTGAATTGACGGTGCGAAAAAACGACTGAGCGGCCGGTGTCCGAGGGGGACGCTTCGAACTTTTTCCCCTCCCCCCGGGGTATTTGATGCGAACCAATCGCATTCATCGCTTCGAGAGGTATGGATGCGAACGATTCGCACCTCGTGCTGCCTCTGCCTTGGTCTTGGTGCCGTGGCACTCACAGCAGATCGCCTGCAGGTTGTCCAAGGCATCCGTGCCGCCTTCTGCCTGCGGCACAACGTGATCAACCTCTTCTGCCTGACGGATGCGACCAGCAGCGCGGCACGGCTGGCAGAGGTACAGGTCACGAGCCATCACCGCGTCGCGCTTCCGGCGCCAGGGCCGGCCGCCTCGCCCTTTGCCGTAGTTCTCAGGGGCCGATTGAGCAACGTGCACGGGCGCAAGCTGAGGCATCGGCCGGTGGCGATTTGGGAACCCTGGCATCAGCCGAGACTCTGCGACTGGTCACGCTCGCCGGGGACCAGCTCACCATCCAGACTGCGGGCTGGCTCTTCCTGCTCGTCCCCGCCGTCATCAGCCAGTGCCTTGATCAGGACGGTGAGCTGCTGGGCGATCCCGGCAGTGGTAATGCGCTGCTCTTCCTGCTGCTGCTCAATGCGGCGCAGGCGATCCGACAGGCTCATACGCAAACACCATCGAAGAACCCGCCACACCACAGCAGTGCCACGACCAGCACGGCGCGGATCAACGCATACCCGAAACTATGAGTGCCCTTGCGCGGCTGACCGTGCAGGGCCAGGTTGATACCGACGTGCAGCACAATCAGGGCAAGGAGCGCCGCATGCGGCCAGCCAATGATCATGGAGTCACCTCGGTACGGTCTGCTGCGATGACGGCTTGGCAGGCGCGGACGTGGTCGTCTGCGTCGCGTCCGATTTGAACAAGAGCTCCCGCGACCTCTGCTCGTAGTTGGGCTGCCTGGTCACGTTCGACGGCGCCGGCGACGGCTTGGGACAGGCGAGCGGTGTTGCAGGTGGCGAGGTCGTCGCGCAGCCGGAGGCTGCCATCGCGCAGACCAGCAGCAACAGCAGCAGGGACGGCCGTGGCCGCGGTGCGGTCTTCTTCATGCTTGGCTCCGATGGTGGCCAGCGCCTCGGCCTGGCTGTGCTCCACGGCACGGGTCTGGGTGATCTGCTCGACCTGGGCGGCGCTGGCGCTGGCAAGCTGCCGGGCGTCCACGGTCTCGGCCCGGTCACCGCGCCAGGCCCAGCCTGCACCGAACATGCCAGCAGACCAGGCGACGAACACCAGCAGATAGATGGCGATACGGTTCATTTCAGGCGCCAGGACCCTTGCGGGTCATTCCGAAGAAGTAGCCGATGACCATGCCGGTCGCGTTGTTCAAGCCGCCGATCAGCATGCCGAACGAGTCCTTGTTATCCGGCGGGATGGCCACTGCGATAAGGGCGGCCATGGCCATCCCAAGCAAGAACAGCACCAGCACGGCGATGCCGACGCGCGCGGCGCCGATGTTGCGGGTCGCGAAGGTCATGCGGCACCTGCCAGTGAGTGAATTTCCTCCAGCGCCCAGTGGTAGAGCTGCTGGTCGATGATGGTTACGCGAGTGAGGCGCTTGCCTCGCACTTCCTTGATGGCAACCTGGGTGGACTGCTGAACTGCCAGCAGCACGAATGCTATTCGCTGCTTGGTCGGGTCAGGCTCCTGCAGCACGGCGAGCGCATCGCTGACCATCTCGCGGATTGCCAGCAGCAGCTCGGCCGTGGGGCTTTTGGCTTTCTGACTCTCCAGCACCACCAGCACGCCCTGCAGCTGGTTGACCGGCGACAACTTGGCGCCCTTCTTCTTCGGCGTCATGCGGCCAGCGCCTTCAACGCGCGGGCGTAGCGCGCCCTTCGGTCAGCCGCGCCGGTCTGCCCACCGTTGATTCGCTCGGTGATCTCATCGAAACGGCTGGCATCCGCCAGCTTGTTCAGGGATCGGGCATCCCAGAATGCTCCGGCGGCCAGGGCACCCCATTTCGGCTGCTCCAGTTCCTCGGGTTTGGCCTCGAAGTCAGGCACGCCCTTGATGCCCTTCGCCCGCAGAGCGTCGCGGATGGCCGCGTAGTTGGCCCGGCCGGTGTTCTGAATAGGACCACGGCCGCGAAACCGGTAGCCATCGCCACTCGCCGCCGAACCATTGCCCAGCCGGTTGGCATACGCGTTGTTGCCGATCGCAACCGGCTTCCGTTCCAGTGCGCGCGCCAGGTCGTTGGGCTTCCTCGGCTTGGCCTTGGGGTCAACGGCGTAGCGGCTGGGCCAGGTGTCGGCCATGCCCTGCGCACCGTAGTTCAGGTTCTCGACGGTCCGGGTCAGGCTCGCCGACTCGTGGCCAACCTGCGCCAAGAACGCCGCCACCCGCTTCGGGGTGCTGATGCCGAACGCCGTGCAGGCGTCGGTCAGGGGCTGGGCCCACTGGGCGGCGACAGCGGCACTGCAGCCGACCGCCTGCTGGATTGTCGTGGCGGTCAGGATCATGGCGGGTCCAGAAACAGAAAGCCCGGCTCAATGGCCGGGCAGGGTCGCGTGCGATGGTAGAAATTTACTGGTAAAAGTGCGGATGTGTCACCTCCGCAGACCTAAAGGATTCGGAATGCTCAACATCGTCAACCAGTATCACGTTCGGCCTGACCATGTTTCCGCAGTAGGTATCCCGTACAACCCGCCCGCCCGGCGCGGCGTCCAAGCCTTCGACATCTTCCTGCTGGGCGGGCAGACCCTCACCGTGATGGTTGCTGACGGCGCTGTTCTTCAGCAGGCCAGAGACGAGCTAATCCGGGCAGTGGATAACCTGTCCTGATCTATGCGGCTTGGCTCAGTGCCGCTCGCATGTGCCAAGCCGCCTCTTGCTCCGCCTCCACCATCTTGCCCAGCAGCCATTCGTACACTGGCTTCCAGGTGCGGCGATAGGCGGCCTCGTCGCGGCCGATCGCAGCAGCCCGCCGCCGGTCGCTGACCGCCCCCAGCCCCGACCCGCCACACACCTTGCACGGCACCAGCAGCTCGCCCAGCATCGCCTGACCCCTGCCCTCGCAGGCGGCGCAATGCGGCCGCTTGGCAATCTCACTGATCACCGCCGCCGCCAGGGTCGGCAATGACTCCAGGGTGCTGATCGGCCAGCACTGAGCCTTCACCCGGCCCAGCCGCTGCTGGGCTGCGTCACGGTTCGCCCGCTGCTCCGCCGTCGCCGCGCCGCCCCAGCCCATGCACACCTCGGCCAGGCCGAGATCAGTCCGGGCCTCAGCCAGACGGCGCTGCTGGCGCTGCAGCTCCGGCGTCACCAGCGCGATCACCGCGTCCCGCAGCTTGTGCCGGCGCAGCGCGGCGCCGTCCGGCCACCAGCAGGCCTCCAGCAGCTCCCGGCCAAGCCCGGCCGGCACCATCCCCAGCGCCGCGGCAATGTCCTGGTTCGTCAGGTCGGGCTTCCCGCCTCCACGGCCAATGTCGAACTTCACCGTGCTCGGCCCCAGCCGCGCCATCGTCTCTCGTGGATTCATGCCCGTTCCCCTGTCGTTGAATGGCCGGGCGCCGCCGGCCCGCCAGTAATCCGCACCACCACCTGGCCGCCCGGCCGGCGCTCGCTGCTCACAACCGGGTGGCTGATGAACCGCTTGTCGTCGATGCCCAGCACCTGGGCGATGCCGTCCCGGTACGCCTTGAAACGCCCCAGCATGTTGTCGTCGTCCGGCAGCGCTTTCCCCGGCGCCTGGTGGAAGCTCACCCACAGGTGCAGCTTTCCCGCCGGCAGCTGCAGCGCGCGCCAACCCGCCTCGTGCGCCAGCACCACCGCAGTCTGCCGGGCATGCTTCGTGGCCTTGGCCTTCCTGCTCCAGTGCACCCGGCCATTCGGCGACAGGTCCTTGCTCGGCCAGGGCAGAACCAACTCCAGCGCGCACTCAGCCTGCATGGGTGGCCTCGTTCTGCTCGATCGCATCGCGGAAGGCCGCGCGCCACCGGAAGGCCGTCGCTCGGCTGACGCCGAAGTCCGCGCGCAGCTGGGCAACCGACGGGATGCGGTCCCCGTACATGCGGACCATCCGCAGGGCAGCAGTGAGCGTCAGGTTCTGCCGGCCCCATGCCGGCCAGCCCGGCTCGCGGTTGTGGTGGTGATCGGCTGGCTGTCGGTTCATGGCACCTCCGGGCGAGCGGGTAGCGGGTGCCAGCGGGTTGGCTGGTTCACCGGGCATCCCAAGCCATGCACGCGCCACGCCAGCGCGGCGGCATCCCATTCGCCTCGCAGCACCCGCCTGTGCCACTCCGGGTGATCCAGCAGCACCGGGCACCCATTCCTAGGCGCCGTCTCGATCGGCTGCCACTGCGGCGCCGGCGAATTGATCGCGGACAGCAGGGCTGCGGCGTGGTGCCGGTTGATCCAGAGCATGTCGCCCTCGCCCGTAGCGACGATATGGCGCAGCTCGCCCACGATGTATGCGTCCTTCAATTCAATCTCGCTCACGGCCTAGCCTCCAGCGTGTCGAACGCGAAATCCCAATCAATGCCTGATTCGTCGGGAATTCCATTGGCGTACTCGGCTTCGGCAGACTCCGCACCGGGGGCATCGACGGAGATAAACCAGTCCTTTGCCTCCCCATCCCACTCCGGCTTGATCTCCCACCACGACCACAGGCCGTCGCCGTCCATCGAGAGCCACTGAGCCCATGCGGGGGCATCGTTCCAGCTCGGCTTGCTCATTTGTTGCCCTCCCATGGGTTCTTGAAGTTGAAAATGTCTTGCGCGAAGCACCAGGCGCGGGTCAGGCCGAGGCGTGCCACCCACAGCGGCACGACGTTGCAGACCTCCCAGACCTCAAGGCCGTCTGCCTCCCATTCGGGGATATGCTTCGGGTCGCCCATGAATTCGAAGCTCCACGACTTGTGGCGACCCTTCACATGCAGCGAAAGCAGCTTGTGAGTCATCAGGCCACCTCCGTACGAGCAGAACGAACGCGACGAACCTCGCCCAAGCGGAGTGCATTGCGCAGGTAGGAACAACGGGACGCGCCAGGCGTATAGAACTCAAACAGATCCCCGTCCCTCTCCCACATGAAGTGCACCCGACCTGCGCGATTCCGCATGGTCACCACACGAACACGCCGTGGTGCACAGGCTTTGGCGAACAGGGCTGCAAGCAGGCAGTTTCCTGGAACAACCATCAGCCCACCTCCGGGCCGGCCGGCTCGGCCGCGAAGTGCGTGATCGCCGGGTTGTCCCCCCGCCAGCTGCCGAACACCGGCCGCTTGCTCACCGAGTCCCACAGCATCAGCCGCGTGCCGTCCTGGGGAGCGCCGGAGATTGGCTTCCAATCCGGGCGGAGCCGCAACCGGACGAACTCGTCTACCGCGTCCGCTGCACCGTCCAAGAGTTGATGAACACGCCCGTCGAAGGACTTGGCCAGCTCGACTGGGCGCATCTGAGATTCTGCCCGCAGCTGCCAGACCAACGAACGCATCACCGATTCTCCGCTCGCGCGTGCACCGCTCATGCTGCCTGCTCCCAGCTGGCCGTCAGGCGCTGCACCCGCCCGCCGCGCGCCAGGAACTGCTCCACCGTCTCGGCCGGCCGCTGGCCCGCCTTCTCCTTCCCCCACGGCTTCGCCGGCGCCAAGTCCGCCAGGAGCGCCACGCGCGAGCGGTTGATGGTCATCTTGTCCACCCGTGGCGCCTTCGGCTGTGCGCCGTTGCGCGCACGGTAGGCCCGTCCGCGCTCGATGCGCCGCTCGCGAAGTTCCTCCGCTGTCGCCTTGTGGAAGCGCATGCCCTTCCCGCTGTAGCGGTATGCGGCGGTAGCCCGGGCACCCGTCTTCACCAGGTAGCCGCAGCTCACCAGCCACGTCAGCACATCGCGGACGCCGTTGCGCTCCTTCGTCTTGTCGACGCCGGTCACGTCCATCAACTCGAACACCTGCTGGTGGCCGAGCGACTGGCCCTTCCTCTCTTCGAAAATGGTCCTGACCTCGTCGGACAGGCCTGTCGGCTTAGCCATTGGTGCCACCTCTCAGTTCGTTGATGTAGGTCTGCTGCGCGATCAGGTCGTCGTTCGACCCAAACGCCTCGTGAAACTTCTTTGAGTAATGCAACGGCGGTCCCCAGCGCTCCACCATCTGCTGCTCGGTCATGCCCTCTCTCAGATAGCGCTGGTGGTGCCACTGGCACAGCGCGTAGCCGAAGGAGTGGCCGCGCCGCCGGTTCCCTGATTTGGCGTGGTTGTACTCGCAGCCGTAGACCACATAGCGCGGCGCCATCAGCCCTTGCGAGTAACGCACCAGGCAGGCCATGCACGGCCCCGTCTTGGCCAACTGGATCCGGGCGCTCTCTTCTTTCGTCGGCGGCGGTGCCTTCGACCACATCAGCGCGCACCTTGGTCGGCCAGCCACCAGCCGTGCTGCCAGGCTTCCGCCTTTTCGCTCATTGGCCCTGCCCGGCGGTTGGCGCCGTCCTCGGTCTCGCACTCGATCCAGACCAGGTGCGGGTTGTCGCTCAGCCGCAGGCCGTTGAGCCGCGCCGAGTAACCGGCGTTGATCTCCTTGGCGAACCTGCTGCGCGTGCTGTAGTTGGTGAAGTCCATCAGCGTCTATTCCTCGTAGTGCTGCGGCGTGCCGCGCTCAGTTCCTGGTCCCGCTTGTCCCACCCGGCCTGCCAGCGGCGCCGCCGCGTAACACCGTCCCGCCCCATCTCGTACCGCGGTGCAGATTCCCGACTGCGGCAGGCATCGCGTGCCCAGCGCCCGGCCTGCTCCGCCTGGGCGAGCTCCGCTTCAGTCACCATCGAAGTTCAGTTCAGCCGCGGCCCGCTCCATCGCAGCGCGCGCCGACTCCCGGTCACGAACCGGCCGAACGCCGTGCTTCTCCTGCTCGATCGCCAGCACCTGCTGCGGCAGCGGTTTCCCGTCGACCACGTGCTGCACAGCGCGCGTGTAGGCCTCTTCCAGCATCCGGCGCTGCTGCGATCCGTGGTCAGCGCTGGCGTAGACGTGCAGGTCCAGCAGCGAACGCACCAAAACCGTGAACCCGCTCTGCGGCCGGCCCGGCGCCATCTCCCGCTCCACGGCCGCCATGACCGGGATGTCCAGGCACATCGTCAGGAAGCGCGGCGGGTTCGGCGGCCATTCCCGCCCCTCGTTCAAGCAGCAGGCCATGCCGCGTGCGTGCTGGGCCCGGCTGCGGCCCTTCAGCACCTGGAACCACGTGCCGGCCGCGATGGTCAGGCTGCCGTCCTTCTTGAACGGCGCAGCGCCGTTCTCGCGCTCCCACTTCCCCGGGAACATGGCCGTCATCTGCTTCCAGAACTCCCACAGATAGCCCGACTGCGCCTCGCTCAGCGGCTCAGCCGACGACGGCAAACTCGGCGTCGACGACATTGCCTGGCTCGAACCCAGCGCCGCCACCGTGGCCACCGCCTCGGCGTTGGGCGTAGAACTGCTGCTCGAGCTGCTCGGTGCGGTCGGCATAACCGTGTTGAGGGCTTGCATGGGTTGCTCCTGCGGATTGCTGGGCGACAGGGATCACGGGCAGCGCCAGGCCGGCGGCCATCGTCTGCTTCAGGGATTCGTTGGGGTCGTGGCCGGCGGCGATCAGGTCCAGCAGCTGCTGGCGCACCTGCAGCCAGCCCTGGACCGACAGCACGCGGCGGATCGCGGCTCGGTGCCGGACGAACCGGGCCAGCATCTGGCGATCGATGCCCCTGGGCACCACACCGAAACCGGCCAGCTCGCTGTCGACCTGCTCGGTGGTCAGCGACAGCGGATCGGCCTCGCGCTCACACTCGCGGTGTGAGGGTTGCTCTTGGTTGCTTTTGGTTGCTCTTGGTTCGGGTGCAATAGCTGTTGCACCCTTTTCGACGCCGTTTTGCACCCTTTCCTGCGTCGTTTTGCACCCTTCGAGGGCCTGTTTTGCACCCTTTGAAAAGGGTGCAATATCTGCACCCTTCATCCATTCAGGGTTGATCCGGTACTGGCGGGTACGACCGCCTTCACCGAACCCGCTACGACGGCCGCCGATGCCCGCATTCACCAGCACCAGCCACCCGGATTGCTCCATGCGGCGCAGCTGGTACTGCACCGACCGCTCCGACTGCCGGGTCTTCTCGGCGAGGCGAGCGATCGACGGGAAGATGTGCGTACCGTCGTCGTGCGCGTGGTCGGCCAGCGCCAGCGCCAGCAGCATCTCGCCGCCGCCGTTCGGGTAGCGGTCGAAGACCATGCCTGTAACTCGTGCGCTCACGTCAGATCCCCAGCGACAGGTTCTGACCCGGGGCAACAGCCCACCAGGTGCACGCCGTGCGCCCGCTGACCGGGCACGGCTTGTTCGGGCCGCGCCAGACGCGGCCGGCCTTGATCAGCTCAGGCAGACGGCGGGCCAGCATGTAGCGGTCGAGGCCGGTCGCCTGCGCCAGCTCGTTGCTGGTCATGCCCGGGTTGTCCGTCACCGCCTTGGCGCTCAGGTCGTGCTGGTGCGCCTGCAGGCCGCTGGCGACCACGTAGTGCGCCGCGTCGTGGCTGGTGCTCAGGTCGCTCGCCCTGGCCGGATGGTTGATTGCGCTCATGCCCCACCCCGCTCGGCCGCAGCCTCGGCGTGCTGGCTCACCTGCACCAGCCTGGCCATCACCGCCGCGCACCCGCGTGCGATCGCATCCGCCTCGTTCGGCGAGATCCTGCCGTCATCCAGCGCGGACGAGACCAGCTCGGCCAGATCCCCCTTTGCGGCCGCGGCCTGCAGCAGCGCGCTGATCAAGGAGCCCGATTCCGGGGCATCACTGCGCTGCGCCACGAAACCGTGCTGCGCACACAGCGCGTGCAAGATGCGGAAGTCACCGGTGCGCGCCATCAGCGCGTCCGCTTCCTGCAGGCTCAGCAGGTTGCGGTCTGTGTTCGGATTGACCTTGCCGCGAAGGACCGCGGCCGACATGCCCAACCTGGGCGCCAAAGCCTCACTGCCACCAGGGTACTGGTGGACCGTGTCGTAAGCGGCGTCGGTGACATTCATGGGATAGGGACTCGAATGGATACGTGGGCACTATTGCGGCGCAACATGTGCGCCATGGACATCAACAACTCACGGACGACGGGCGTCGCCCTCCCTGCGCTACGCTGGCGTTTCCACACGAACAGCCCGCAAGGAGGGCGACATGGACGACAAGGCTCGGATCGAACGACTCGAACGGGAGGCGGTCGCGCACCGGCAGGAACTGGACATCCTGATCGGCCGCTTGAACGCGGTGCACGGGGTGCTCTTCCAGATGCTGGCGGACCGCGAGAACTCTGCAGAGGTACTCACAGCGAACCTCGCTGCAGCCAACGAACGGATCGCCGCGGACCTGCTGCAATCACCGCTTCCAGAGACGACGGTGGCGGAGCATCAGCGCGTGGCGGGAGAGCTTCTTGCAGTGGCAAACAACGTGCGCCTGGGACTCCAGAAGCCGTAACTCCGTCGCAGATCAGGCGCCCATTTGGGAGCTGGGCGATCTTCAACGTCGGCACCATGACCGACGCCGGGTCGCCCAGCTTTCGAGCAAGTGCATCCCACTGCTGGAAGGCCAGCACCCGGCGATGGATCGCCAGTCGTCGCTTCAGCGCGCGCATCTCAGGCCACCTCCAGAGGGGCGTAGCGGTTCTCGTCAGGGTCATGCGGCGCTGGCTGCGCCTGCGGCTGTCCCTGGACACCCAGCAAGCGCTGGATCTGCGGAAGCGCCGGCAAGGCGCCCTCTTCCGACCAGGCCTCAACCTGCTCGACCGGCAGATTCAGCACCTTCGCCAGCTGCTTATCCGTGGACAGGCCAAGCCGGGCGCGCAGCGCGCGCTTGCTCATGCGGCTGTCGACCAGCTGGTTGATCACAGCGCGCGGCACATCCTGCATAGGCTTCGGACCGAAAACAGCTGGGAGCAGCTCGAAGCGACTCACCGCGCCACCGGTTGCCAGGTCGATCTGAATAGCCCGCTCGGCCTTGATGGCAGTTGTTCCGTTCTCCCATTGGGAGACAAGGCCCTGAGTGGCAGGCGTACCCGTTTCTGTCAGCAAGGCGGCGAACGCCGACTGCGACAGGCCCTTCGATTTTCGGTAGGTGGGGATGTCCATGCCGCGAGTATGAGCGGCACTGATACCTAGGTCAATAGTGCCGCTATTGGTAAATCATGAACGTATTAATTAGCGTCCCTGATATGGAACCTTCTCGCAAAGCGAAGCCGACCCCAGCCGACATCGCGGCCGCTGCGCGGCTGAAAGCGGCATGGGCCGACAAGGCTCGTTCACTCGGAATCACTCAAGAGAAGCTGGCTCACGAACTTGGAATCACACAAGGCGCCGTCAGCCAGTACCTCAATGGCAAGATCCCGATGAACTACCGGACGCTCAAGGTGTTCGCGGCAGCCTTAGGAATTGAGGACACGGATATTCGGAAGGACTTGCCCGAGCAGCAGTACACCTCCCCTACTCCGTCGGACGACGCCTGGGACGATATCGTCGGATACTCCCAGGCAGCCGGCCTTGGAGCCGGTGCGGAGGCGGCAGAGTACGCCGAGACCCATAGTCTCAAGTTCAAGAAGACGAGCCTGCGCCGGCGCGGCATCTATGGACGCGACCTTGCCGTGTACTACGGCAAGGGCGACAGCATGGAGCCGACCATAAAGGACGGCGATGCAATCCTGTTCGATACATCGGATACGCGTGTGGTCGATGGCGTTCTTTACGTCATCCAGGTCGACGGGATGGCTAACCCAGAGTATTTTGTGAAGCGCGCCATGGTTCTAGACACAGGCGTGTACTTCCAGAGCGATAACCCGCATGGCGACCATCAGTGGCGCAAGCCCAAGCCCATGGTTTCCACTCGCCACCCGATCACGGTGATCGGCCGCGTTCACTGGATTGGAGGATGGGCAGACTGATGGGAACGGATACCGCAAGCCTCGGCAAGTTGCTGATTGCCTTCACTGCCGGTGTAGTCGTGACTGTTGTGGCAGCTGGCGCTCTCTGGAACAGATCGCCCAGCGCTCAGGCATCTACGAATCCCCAGCCAGCCATCACTGCCCAAGCGTCGGATAAACCGGAGGAGTCATTCAGCAATACGGAGCTCTGCAGGGTTGTTTCGGAGTACGCACGCACAGTGATGGATGGACGGCAGGCGGGCGTCCCCATGTCTGGAGTTATGGACCTAGCCAAGGATGTTGACCCGGCTATTGCTCCCGTCATGCACCAAATGATCATGGATGCTTATGACCGTCCGCGCATGTCGGTCGAGAAGAATCAGCAGACGGCCACCCGTGATTTCGAGAACGACGCATACCTGGCATGCATGAAAGGCTCTCGCTGATCTGCCGCAGAGACGTTGGCACTACAGACCCCGCTATGGCGGGGTTTTTGGTGGGAGCTTCACCAGATGCGTCGCGATCTCTGACCAGGTTCAGAAAAATCACGTGCCGCAATATAAGCGCCCCTATTGACACATAGAATTAGCGCCCCTAATCTTTCTCTGTCAACCCAGTAGCGGCCCATTCGGGCCCGGGCATGGAGAGAAGATGGCAGCCATCACCAGCACCAGCCGCGGCGCAGCGCGCGTCGAATCCCGGCCCCACGCCGGAACCGTCGTCGTCCAGGTCGGCGACGCTGCACTGCTCAGCCTGACCTCGGCCGAGGCCCGCGAACTGGCCGAACACCTGGCCGCCTGCGCCGACGCGATCGACGAAGGCGCGACAGAGGTCGCCACCATCGCTCGCAGCAAGCCGCTGGCCCTCCAGCAGGCGGCTGCAGCATGAGCGCCGTCATCCTGCAGTTCCCGACCCGCCGAGTCCGCGCCAAGGCTGTCGCTGACGCGGTCCGTCACGCCGCCCTGCGCCTCGGATACCACCCCCACAACGCCGACACTGCCGCCCTCATCGCCCGCGCAGACTTCCTCAGCGGCCGATACAGCGCCGCGCGCGCCGTCAGCGAAATGGTCGACCAGCTCGGCGCTGCCATGCGCCAGATGCGCGCCCAAGGCGGTGTTGCATGAGCCGCAGCGGATACAGCGACGACTGCGAAAGCTGGCCGCTGATCTGCTGGCGCGGCGCGGTCTCTTCCGCGTTGCGCGGGAAGCGTGGGCAGCAGTTCCTGACCGAGCTGCGCGACGCCCTCGACGCGATGTCAGAAAAGCGCCTCATTGCCGAGCAGCTGCAGGACTCCACCGGCTGCCACTGCACGCTGGGTGTGATCGGCGCCAAGCGCGGCTTGGACATGACCGGCCTCGACCCCAACGACCGCGAGGCCGTGAGCAAGGCGTTTGGCATTGCCGAAGCGATGGCGGCGGAGATCGTCCACGAGAACGATGGCGAGTGGCGCTGGGACAAAGAGACGCCCGAGGCTCGGTGGACCCGAATGCGTGAATGGGTCGAAGCACAGATCACGAAGGCAGGTGAGCCATGACCGACCCCGACTTCTTCGCCGCCATGGCCGTCGGCATCCCGCCCATCACCCCGCCCGCTGGCCCCGCGCCCGCGCCCGCGCCGGCCGAGCCCACCACCGAACAGGAGACCGAGTAATGCGCCACCTGGTCCTGCCCTTCTTCTGTGCCTTCGTGGTCGGCCTGCTGCTCGCACTGCTCGCTTGGGCCCTGCGCAACAAGGTCGACGCCGTCGCCCTCGCCTGCGCCATCGGCGCCGTGTTCTTCGCATGGCGCTGCTGGGAAGACCTCCAGATCACTTGGCCGGCCTTCAAGGCCGAGATGCAGCGGCGCAGCGCCGAGCGCCAGCGCGCACCACTGGCCGCAGACGACACCCACTGAGCAACCGCCCGCCCGGGTGACCGGGCTCCGCGCCGGCCGGACTTCCACTCGCCGGCAACCCATTCGAGGGAACCGCATGCGCAATCAACTCGACATCTTCGACCACGACCCGGCACGCCTCGCAAAGGCAAACCGCGACGCTGCCGAGCATGCCCTGACTGACGTGCAGTTCTCCCACAAGGTCCGCCAGGAACGAGCAGCTCACTACACCGCCGAGGCGGTGCGTCTGGAAGCCCTGGCAGCTCTCTGCAGTCCAACCCGCGCCGCCGACGGCGGCACCCACAGCAACGCGAGGAACGCACGTTGAACGCCATCACCATCCGCACCAAGGGCGACACCGAGATCCAGCTCGCCCTTTCTCCTGCGGCGATCACCAACCTGATCGAGCTCGCCGCAGATCCCGTCGCCTCCGGCAGCGTGACCGCCACTGGCCACACCAAGCTGTTAGCCGACGGCACCAGCGCTGCGGGCACCGATCCGCGCACCGATCATGTCGCTCTGATCGATCACTCCACTGGCCTGATGTGGGCTGTGAAGTCCATCGGCGACAGCGACGGCGACCCGATGAGCCAGGCTGACTGCGAGAAGGCCAGCAGCGAGCTGCGTCTGCTCGGCCACGACGACTGGCGCCTGCCCACCCGTACCGAGCTGTCCGCCCTGGTCGATGAAACCCGCCACGAGCCCGCCATCGATACCGCCCTGTTCCCCGGCGTGCTGCCGCGCTGGCACTGGACCAGCACGACGGCCGCCTGGTCCTCGGCGTCCGCGTGGAGCGTCGATTTCGGCGGCGGCAGCGTCGGCGACTTCCCCCGCGGCGGCGACGGGTTCGCGTTGGCCGTGCGTCGTGCCGGTCAGTAGTTGGCCCTTTTGACCCTTTCCCTGGAGCAACCATGAACCCCATCACCTTCAAGAAGATCGGCGCCGACCGCAACCAGCTGCCGGACGATTCCACCGACCACGTCGCCGTGTTCCTGCCCGACTACGGCCTGACCTTTACCGCCACCAACATCGTGGACAGCGATGTTCCGCAGGCGGACTGCGAAGCCGCGGCAAAGGCCCTGGACCTGCTCGGCCATACCGATTGGGATCTTCCGACCATTGAAGAACTGCAGCTGCTGATCGACCGCAGCCGCTACTCGCCGGCCATCAACACCGACTTCTTCAAGGGCATCCAGAACGACTGGTACTGGTCGAAGACTCCGGCCGCCTGGTCCTCGGCGTCCGCGTGGTTCGTCGATTTCTACGACGGCTACGTCAACAGCAGCCACCGCAGCTACAACGGGTTCGCGTTGGCCGTGCGTCGTGCCGGTCAGTGATTTGATTTTCTGCTGAGGCTTTCCCGATGACCTCCCGTTTCCAGCCCCCACCCATCATCAAGGCCGCCGAACGCATGGCGGTCGAGATCGAGAATGCCGTGCGCAAGTTCGCTCGCTACCATCGCTACCAGATCGGCAGCGACATGCGTACGAGTTCGCAGCAGGTGTTCATCAACGCCAACAACGCCTGGCGTGAACGCGCCGAGCAGGCGCGGTGGGTGGCGGTGCTGGTTCGGGACATCGACGCCCTCAAGCAGCTCCTGCAGATTGGCAAGGGGGTTGGCGCCTTCGCCAGCTTCCGCCAGTTTGAAATGCTCATCCGCCTGGCCGAAGAGCTGGGCATGCAGGCTGGCGGCTGGCGCCGCAGCCTGCGAGATATCTCCCATGCCCAGAATGCGCAAGCCCAAGGCGTCGCGCAGCGTGGCAAGAAACTGAGTACCCGTACCGCCCTTGCGGGGGCCAACTCATGACGAATCCGCGCTATCCGCATCCGGGCTGCGCGGCCTGGTCGCAAGTGTATGGGGAGGCGGCCGCCTGGTCCTCGGCGTCCGCGTGGAACGTCAATTTCAACAACGGCAACGTCAACAACAACCACCGCAACAACAACGGGTTCGCGTTGGCCGTGCGTCGTGCCGGTGAGTTTCAGGGAGAGGTAGGCCTGCAGGAGTTGTACCAGGCATGGCGGCGTGCGCGCCGCCAGAAGGTTCCGAGCTTCAACCAGCTGCGATTCGACCATCGCTGGGCCGACGGCCTGCTGCAGCTGCAGCGCGAGCTGCTGGCCGGCCGCTGGGAGCCACGGCCCTCGACATGCTTCGTGGCAACCCGCCCGAAGGCTCGCGAGATCCATGCGCCGGACTTCGCCGACCGCGTCGTGCACCACTGGCTGGTGCCGCAGCTGGAAGCGCTGTGGGAGCCGACGTTCATCCACGACAGCTACGCCAACCGCAAGGGCCGCGGCAGCCATGCGGCTGTACGCAGGGCCCAGCAGTTCGTGCGCCAGGTGCACAGCGGCCAGGGTGGTGGCTGGTATCTGCAGCTCGACGTGGCCAACTTCTTCAACAGCATCCACCGGCCTACCCTGTGGCGGATGCTGCGCACTCGCCTGCGGCGCCGTGCCGTACCGCTGGTCGTCCAACAGGCCACCCATGCACTGCTGCGCCGTTCGCCGCTACACGCGGGTGTCCAGTACCGGGCCACTGCTGCCGAGCAGGCGCAGGTGCCCCCGCACAAGCGGCTGGCCAACGCCCCGGCCGGGCGTGGCCTGCCGATCGGCAACCTATCCAGCCAGTTCTTCGCCAACGTCTACCTGGACGCGCTGGACCAGTTCGCCAAACACGTGCTCAAGGCCAAACGCTACCTGCGCTACGTCGATGACTTCGTGCTGTTCCACCACGACCGCGAGCAGCTGGCCGCCTGGCGCGACCAGATCGAGGCCTTCTTACAGGACCAGCTCGGCCTGCGCCTGAAGGCCGAGCAGAAGCTCTGCCGACTGACCGACGGCTTGGACTTCCTCGGATACGTGATCTACCCGACTCATACCCTGGCTCGGCGCCGAGTGGTTGGGCACCTGCACACGGCGCTGGCCGAATGGGAAGGAAAGCACGTGCACGGCGAAAGCCTCCGCGCCACGCCGGCGCACTTCCGTGAGCTATCCAACCGCATCGCCAGCTTTGCCGGCCATCTGCTGCACGCCAGCAGCCACCGGCTGATGCATCGCGTCCACACCCGATTCCCCTGGCTGCGCTCTGCAGCCCGACCGCGACGGTTCAGCTACAAGGCAGAGCGGCGCATCCATTCAATCCGCTGGATCAAAGAGGTGCCCGCCCATGGCTGACCTGCTGCTCACCGCTGCACCTGTCCGCAACGTCACCAGCACGAAGTTTGTCGCCTCTCCCGGGGCCTGCGTCCTGACTGGACGGTTCCAGTGCCTCCTGTCCTGCGGCCACATCGTCATCCGCCAGGGTGAGCACGTGCGCGGGTCCAGGTTCTCTCTGCGCGCTCCCCACACCGCTCCCTGCAACCAGTGTCCGAAGGAGGCTCCCAATGGCTGGCGAAGAACCGAACACCGCCCAATCCGCGGAGCCGCCTTCGTACTACCGCGGCCCTGTGTGGGACGCGTTCGGGCTCACCCGTGCGTCTTACCTCGTCGTCCCACGCCGGACTTTGCAATCCATGCCACTGGAATGGCAGCAGCGCTTCGTCACGCTGATGGACGAAGCCCACGCCGCCCTGCCCGCCGAGGCTTTCCCCGACTACACCGTGCAGCGCCAGGAGCGCGGCAGGTTCATGACCGACCCGCTACGTGACTACCGCCATACCGGGCCAATCCCACCCAAGGAAAGCCGCGATGGGCCCTGATCAGCTTCGAGCCTTCGCCCGCTCGATCCTCGACCGCAAGCTGCGCGCCGGCTGGCGACGGGAGCAGATCCTGCGCATCGAATACGAAGGATTCACCGGGCCGGCGCACGCCGGCTACCTGATCTCCGCCGGAAAGATCTCGGTGTGCCAGGAAAACCAGTACCTGATCCGCCATACCGACGCATGGGCCGTGACGTTCCGCATGGCCGACCTGCTGCGTGATGAACCCGCACCGCCACCGGCACAGCCGGCCCAACTGGACCTGTTCGTATGACCGCACCGCTGCCGATTTCCCCGGCCACCACTGTCGAGGCCACCAAGGCATCGTCGCCTGTCGCCGCGGTTGTCTCCGCCATGCGCCGCGTTGATCCGGCCGGCGCTCCCGTTTCAGCCGGCCAGGTCCGCACGTGGGCCGACACCCTGATGAAAGCGCTCTACAACGCACAGCCTGTCCGCTGGGAATACCGCCTGAAGGACGACTTCAAACCGGGTTGCTGGGCCCAGGCCGATGCAGGGCACGTGTATGCCGCCCACCAGCGTGGACTCGTTGTCCGCGCCCTGTTCGAGACCCCGCGCGTAATCCAGCCCGAGAAGGTCCACGACTTCCAGCGGCGGGTGTGCACGCGCTGCGGGATGAGCGAAGACTGGGCAGGGCCGGACTGCTTCCCACCTGACAACAAACCCGACCCGCGCACCCTGCTCCCCTTCGATCCCAGCTGGCTCATCCAGCCATTGCAGTGGCTCATCGATGCGCCGGCCCACCTCAACACCTACGACCGCCGCCACCGCGCGGCGCAAGCCGCCTTCCTGCTGGAAAAGCTCGAAGCCCACATCCAGGAGTGCAACAAGCCATGACCCAGGAACATATCAGCCACCCCGAAGGGTTGCCGAACTGCGCCGCCGGCCACCGCGCGCGCCACATCCACGACAAGCGCTGTGCCGCTGCCGGCGGTGGCCACCTGGTCGAGTGCGCCTGCAGGTCGACCAGCAAGCACGCCGACCCCGACGCAGCCATTGCGGCATGGCGCCGGCTCAACCGCCCGGCGCGCAGCGCGCGGCCGGCAGCGGTGCCCGCGTCGGTCGACAACGTCCTGCAGTTCCAGCTCGGCCTGGCCGAGCGCAAACCCAAGGCCCAGCGCGCGGCGCTGGCGTCGATCTGACGGAGGGAATCATGGGAGCTGCCGAGAACATCCCATTCGAGCTGCGAGCCATAGGTGCCGAAGAAGTCGGCACCCTGCTCGGCCTGGCTGCGCGAACGGTGCTGGAGACCGTCGCCTGCAGGCCGGACTTCCCCGTCCGGATCAGCATGCGCCCGGCCACATGGATTGCCGGCGAGGTGCTGGCGTGGCGCCAAGCTAACCGAGCCGGTCAGCCAGCTCGTCGGCGTCGGTCTGGTAGTAAATCAAGAGGCTCTTCAGGTCCCGGTGGCCAATGACTCTGGCCAGCTCCATCACGTCCAGCTTCTTCGACAGCCGCCAGATTGCCTCTGCTCGGCTGTCGTGGAAGTGCAGGTTCTCGATCTGAGCGGCATCCCGCGCACGGCGGAATAGGGTGTCTCGTGTGCCGGGGTCCAGATCGAAAACCCTATCCGCCTCCTGCGGCAGCAGGCTGATGATCTCCCGCGCGCGGGCTGACATTGGCACACGGCGAACGTCGCCGTTCTTGGTCTTCGGCAAGGTCACGGATTTGGCCGACACATCGGACCATTTCATGCCCAAGATCTCGCCCGCGCGCATGGCTGTCTCCAGGGCGAACATGAAGCACAGCGCGACCCGGTGCTGAGCCGTCTCCGGCACGCCGCCGTCGTATCCCAGCGCCAGCGTTAGCCGGTCGATCTCATCCTGGGCAACCCTGCGCTTCCGGCTGGCCGGCGCCTGCGGCCGGTCCACGTCCTTGATCGGGTCTCCGTTCAGCCATCCCCAATCCTTCCGGCAGGATTTGAAGACCGACTGCAGCAGGTTCAT